CTTTTGCAAACTATAGTATTGAATTATCAATTGGATTATTACAAGCAGATACTGTGGTAAGTCTATCTGGTATACAGTTTACCCCATCGGGAACTAATATAACTGTACCTCCAGAATTAGTAAATAACGGTCCTGCCCAAATCATTTATACTAGTACTGGCCCCATAGTTAGTAATATACCAATTACACTAACACTTAATAAAGGCACATTGGATTTTGTTGGTTATGCACTAGGAAATGTATATCTTAAAAAAAATGGAGTATTTCAAGGATCCGGTATACCCGTATCGGAAGGCCCGGATAGTTATACATTTAATGTAACAGCCGGCGTAAATGATAATATACTATTCATAGTAAGTACATACAACGATTAATACTTTATATTAAATTTAATATTTATTAACGTATGGCAATATTTTATACAGATACAGGAAGTTTTAATTCGTTAACGGTACAAGGTAGTGGCTCAACTTTATTAAACATATCTGGTAGTTCTGGCCCAATATTTACTATTGCAGATACAACCGCATCCGATGCAACTTTGTTTTCGGTGAGTACCGGTAGTGTTAATATATTTTCAGTTGACCAATATAAAAATGTAAGTATATCAGGTTCAGTTTCAATTATTGGTTCATTATTAGCAACGGCATCATTTGCAAATAATATAACCGCATATACTATAAACCAAAACCTAAGTACAACAAGCCAAGTTATACACACCGGAGTAACGGCAAGTATAAGAACTAATGCTGGTACAAATTCAACTCCACCAATATTAATACCAACCGGCACAAATTTAGCAACTGCATCTGCAGGAGCAATTGAATATGATGGTTCAACTTTATATGCTACAACTAATACAACATCTGGTAGAGGTGAAATACCTAACACATATATATACCGATATACATCATCTGGATCTGCATTGGGCCCAACAATAACCGATTACTTTCCTGCAAATAGTTCAATAAATTTAGAGGCCAATTCTTTTTATGATATAGAATGTGTGGCCTACTTTCAAAAAACCACAAACGGAACTGTAACCTGGACTTGGTTAGCCAGTTCTGCGCCAAGTTTAATGAGAAGTTACTACGTCGGTACAGCTGTTGCAGGATTCACGACAACAGCTGTCACCACAGCACCGGTAACGGCTCACGCAATCATACAATCAAACACTACACTTGCACATGCTGCCACCGGCACATTAACAGCCCCAAATTATCATCTATTTAATTTTAAAGTTATAGTATTTACAAATGCGGCCACCAATATAAGATTACGTGTTACAACTAGCGCTGGAAGTGTAACACCACAACCTGGAAGTTATTACATAGTTAAAAAACTATCATCTACTACCGGAAATTTTGCTGCATAATTTACATTTTAGGAATTTAATTTTATATATATCCCTGGTTATAATCCAACTATCAAAATATTATTTATAAATTTTATACCCAAAAATTAATGTTTTGGAATATAAAAATATATTTATCATTAACCAAAACAAGTAACAATTAAAATAAAAAAACAATGGCAGAAAAAATAGTATCACCAGGCGTTTTCACAAGAGAGAATGACCTATCATTTTTACAGCAAGGTATTGCTGACATAGGAACGGCATTTATAGGCCCGTTTAAGGAAGGACCACTTGTACCTACATTGGTAAACACTCAAACTGAATTTGAACAACTTTTCGGAACTGTAGATGACACGTATTACACACCAATCGCAGTTCAGGCGTATCTTAAAGAAGCCGGAGCAGCTACAATTTGTAGAGTAGCAGGTGTAGGTGGATATACCGAACCTACTCCACTAGTATTAACATTGGCAAGTGGTAGTGTTACATCATCTGTTGGTATATTGTTTAATACATCTACAACTACTACTGGTAGCTTATCAGGTTCTACGATAGTGAATGTTGGAAATGGTGATTTTATTTTCTCAGGTTCTCGAAACAGTTTTACTACTTCATTAGACCCTGCGGATGTAAATGATATTGAATCATCATTTGGTACGGATGCAAGAGGAACTAAGGAAGGATATGTATATGCATTTTTTACGACTAAAGCGGCCACATTGATATCGGCTAGCATAACGGCATCATTAACGGCATTTCCATCTCAGGATTTTACCGATGATGCACAAGAAGCAAAAACACCATATATTCAATCGCAATTAATTTCTGGACAAAGATATAATCTTTTACGTTTTGAAACTATTGGAGCAGGTAACGCAGCAAATACAAAAGTAAAAGTTGGTATCACAAATATCAAAGCAGCAGGTACTATATCAGGAACTGATTATGGTACATTCACTATTGTAGTTAGAGCATATTCCGATACCAATCGTAGAAAGACTGTATATGAAACTTATTCAAATGTAACCCTCGATCCTAATTCTGTAAATTATGTTTATAGAGTAATTGGTGATAGACACATTACAATCGGGTCTGATGGTAAAGTAACTGAAACAGGAGATTGGGTAAACAAATCAAAATATGTAAGACTTGTAAATACTGAAAGAGATTCTACATTATCTTATGAAAAAATTCCAGTACAAGCAATTCCTGCCGGACACGCAGCTTATAAACTACCTGTATCTGGATCTACAGCGGCCCAATCTAATTTAATTCCGGCCGTAACTTATGTAGAAGCAACCGCAACAGTTTATGGTGGTATTAATTTGGATGGTAATAGTGATAATTCAATTTATATTAAACCATTACCAACAGGTGCACCAACCGGTTCAAATACGGCTTTCTCACTTGATACTAACAATGGTGGTGGAACTGCAGTAAATTTAACATCAACATCAGCTGATGAGATTGTTAAAAGAAACTTCTTAGTAGCATTCCAAGAAGGATGGGATGGTACAAATCCAACAACACAAATCAAAAAAGCAGGTGATATTACAAACAATAATACACAAGGATTTGATTGTACATCATTAACAACATCTGGATCTATAGCATACTTAAAGCAAATCAACGCACTTTCAAACGCTGATGAATATGATGTTCAAATGGTTGTTACTCCAGGTCTTAATTATCAAGACCATACAGCACTTGTAAACGCAGTTCTTGATATGGTAACTGATAGAGGTGACGCATTCTACATTACGGAAGGTGTTGGGTATAGTGGTACAATTAACGAAGTAAGAAATCAGGCAGCTGAAGTTGATTCTAACTACGCAGGTATGTACTATCCTTGGGTTAAAACAATAGATATCAATACAAACCGTTTAATAGCAATTCCACCTTCTACACTTCTACCGGCTGTTTACGCAGCTAACGATAGAGTGGCAGCAGAATGGTTCGCACCAGCAGGTTTGAATCGTGGTGGATTGAGTGGAGCAGTTGCAGTGTTGAATAAATTGACTCAAACTGATAGAGATAATCTTTATGAATCTAAAGTAAATCCAATCGTACAATTTCCTGGACAAGGTATTGTAGCATTCGGACAAAAGACTTTGCAAGATAAACCATCAGCATTGGATAGAATTAATGTTCGTAGATTATTGTTGACTGTTAGAAAATATGTAGCATCTACTTCGAGATACTTAATATTTGAACAAAATACATCAACAACTCGTAATAGATTCTTAAATATTGTTAATCCATATTTTGAAGGTATTCAACAAAGACAAGGTTTGTACGCTTTTAAAGTTGTAATGGATGAAAGTAATAACACACCGGATTCAATAGATAGAAACTTCTTAAATGGTTCAATCTATTTACAACCAACTAAAACGGCTGAATTTATCCAAATTGATTTCAATATTTTACCTACCGGAGCAACATTTGGTGGATAAAAAATAAAATAACAATATTTATATAAAATAACAATTAAAATAAAGTAAAATGCCAGAAATATTAGAGTTTGAAAAGATGTTCTTCAAAAACTGGGAACCAAAACTAAGCAATAGATTTATAATGGAGATAAATGGTATAGAATCTTACCTCGTTAAGACGGCTTCAAGACCTACCTTTACTTCTGAACCAGTAGAACTTGACCATATTAACCTTAAAAGAAAGATTAAGGGTAAATCAACTTGGGATGATGTTAATATCACCCTTTATGACCCAATCGTTCCTTCCGGAGCACAAATGGTAATGGACTGGGTTCGTCAATCGCATGAATCATTGACGGGTCGTGATGGTTACGCAGCTTTCTATAAGAAAGATTGTAACTTCTACACTCTTGGACCAGTTGGTGATAAAGTAGAACAATGGACATTGAAAGGAGCATTTATCACATCTGCAAATTTCGGTGAGATGGATTGGAGTGGTAATGACCCCGTTTCAATTGAAGTAACATTGTCTTACGACTACGCAATTCTTGAATACTAATCATATTCAAACATATTTAAAAAAAGGGAGTGCGCTTTATGTGTACTCCCTTTTATTTTTTTAAAAATACAATATATATAATTGAACACAAAGTTATAAAACAAATTATAAAGTTACATTATGGAACAAAACGCAGCTGAAGCTAAAAAAGCAACAAGAGGATTACAATCTAGTGAAACTCCAAACTACCAACCACAACAATCATTCCCATTCCCAACAGAAGTTATATCATTGCCTTCAAAGGGTTTAGTTTATCCTGAAAGCAATCCACTTTCAAAAGGAGAGATTACAATTAAACTTATGACTGCAAAAGAAGAAGATATACTTACTTCTACAAACCTTATTCGTAAAGGTATTCAGTTAGATAAACTTTTAGAATCAATAGTTGTAGAGCCGGGTGTTGATATAAATGATTTACTGATTGGTGATAAGAATGCAATATTAGTTACATCTAGGATTTTAGCATTCGGACCGGATTATAATGTAACAATAAATGATCCAGAAGAAAAAGAAGCAGTTGAAACCATTGTTGACCTTTCAAAAATCAAAATAAAAGAAATTGATGAAGAATTATTAAATAGAAATAATGAATATCAATTCACACTACCTGTTTCAAAAATGCCCATTAAATTTAAGTTGATAACGCATGGTGATGAACTATCAATTAATAAAGATATTGAAGCAAGTCAAAAAACATTAAAA